AAAATGGTTGAACACTCAGACTTGTGTGGCGGCCATCGCTAAGGCTTGTTCAATGATTAACAATGTTGATTTAGTAATCTCTTACAGAAGTACTCAGAGTTCAGGTGGTAATTATGGAAGAAGTGGTAAGAGTTATCCATTGATGTTGGTTGCTTATGATTCGAGAGTTGATAAGATTAACAAAATCAAAAGTATCTTTCAACTACTACGCCCGGCAGGTACCACACCAGAAGGCTTGTGTTTTGAGGCTGTTATGAAAGAGATTGAGCCTGCTAGTAAAGATAAGGACTCTTACTTCCTTAACTTCTCAGATGGGATGCCGATGTTCGGTAATGATGACATTGATTATCATCACGACACCGCTATTGACCACACTAACAAAATGGTTAAGATGATTCGTGATAGAGGTGTTAAGGTTCTTAGTTACTTTATCGGCGATGAATATGATATGGAAAGAAGTACCAGAACTTTCAAAAGAATGTACGGGAATGATGCTGAGTTCATCGATGTGACTTCGGTTCTTCCTGTGGCTAAAACAATGAACAAAGCGTTTTTAAAGAAATAGGAGATATTATGAAAAAACCATTTACACTAATAGAAATTTGTGTTGGTATTATAGTTTCAATACCGATGTTATTTATGACTCTAATGTGGTTGATAAAATGAGTATGATTGCTTACTTCAAACCAGCTCACGATGATATTGAGAAACTTATCAAAAAGCATGTTGATAATTGTAGAAGAAATATACCTTGGGACGGTGAACATAAGCAGGTAGTTAAAGATATTGTAAAGATATTCAAGAGGTTGACTTAGATGGTAAATTTTTTATTTGAACTATTTGTAGCTATACTTTGGGTTGGTTATGTAGCATCAGTATACTATATAATATACGATTACATTTGGAGAACTTTTATAAGATGAAAAAATTAGTAGGTGTTATAGGAATATTATTTTTAGCACATTGTGCTAACCTATACTTTAAAAAAGAACCACCAAAAGTTTATGGTGTGAAGATTGTGGATACCGAAGGTAACATACATAGGTATCCATTGCTACCAAACAGAACTGAGGACTATCAGTATTGTTACATTCATAATCATGCAGAAGAGATATACGTTCACTACAGACCTAAACATCAGAATACTTTTAAGGTAACGCATGATGTTATCGAAGGTTGTGAATGTAAAAAATGTGAAAATAAATGAAAAAAAGTCTTGACTCGTATTGCATTTCTTTCGTAGCTTTAGGAGTAAATAATGAGAGATTTAGAAACAATAAAAAAAGGAAAAAACGATATGGATAAAGTAATCGTAAAAATAGAAAAGTCGGGTAACCGATATAATGCTTTTGATAAGGATGGTAATAAATTTACCTCCGATATCACAACAGGCGCTCGTAAGAAAGCCTTTATGAATGGTAACGCTCTTGAACGTAGGGTAAACAAATCAGGCCGCAAGTATTGGTGGGCGGTTCCAATGTCTGAGTTCGAATCACTTTCGGCTCCAGTCATTGATGTTTCCTCTGTTGATGTTCCTACTGACCATGCTGAGGTTATGAACTTCATTCACTCTTCATATGACTTAAAACCTAAAGGTTTGGTAATGAAAGAGTTGAAGTGGAAGTATCTTATTAGAAGTGCTGTTCGTGGTAAGAATATTTTGATGACAGGTCCTGCCGGATGTGGTAAGACAATGGCTGCTAAGTCGTTGGTCAATTCGTTAGATAGGCCGGACTTCTACTTCAACTTAGGTGCGACACAAGACCCCCGCGCTACTTTGATTGGTAATACTCACTTCGATAAGAAGAAGGGTACTTACTTTTCTGAGGCTCTGTTTGTTAAGGCCATTCAAACTCCTAACGCTGTTATTCTGTTAGATGAGTTAAGTAGGGCTCATCCTGATGCTTGGAATATCTTAATGACTGTTTTAGATAGTGGTCAAAGATACCTTAGATTAGATGAGGGTGAAGGTCAAGAAACTATCAATGTGGCTGAGGGTGTGACTTTCGTTGCTACGGCTAACGTTGGTAATGAGTACACTTCTACCAGAGTTATGGATAAGGCTCTGATGGATAGATTCATTATTGTTGAGATGGATGTTCTGACTTCCGATGAAGAGCATGGGTTGTTGAACTATATGTTTCCGCATGTTGATTCTGACTTACTGAAGTCTGTTGCTGAGATTGCTTCCTCAACTCGTAATGAGTCAAAGTCTGAGGCTGGTAGATTGTCCTCTGGTATTTCAACCAGAACTTCTGTTGAGATTGCTGGACTTCTCTTTGATGGTTTCGGATTAGATGAGGCTGCTGAAGTGACTGTCTATCCTCAGTTTTCTGATGATGGTGGGCTTGAGTCTGAAAGAACTTATGTGAAGCAGTTGGTTCAAAAGTATGTCTCTGATGGTTCTTCTGAGGACTTATTCAATGAGGATGAGATTGAGGATTCAATGTCATAGGTTTCTCTCTGTGTGAGTGGTGGCTGTAGAGGTCACCACTTCTGGCGGTCGGTTTTTATTCCTTTCTCCGGCCGCCAAAAAAATTTAACTAAAAGGTAATGGAGAAAGTAAATGAAACATATAATATTAAAAGTTTTGGATAGACACAAAGATAGTCAATTCAATATGAGTTCTAAATCAGCTAGAGAAATGTTAGCTACGGAAATAGAAGCAGTATTGATTCAGGACGAACAAATAAGATTACTAACAAAAGAGCTATACAAAGGAGAAGGCTAAAAATGGAAAAAAGTAAATACTCAGATTTTGACAACTACACAATACTATGTGATAATAGTATGGGATTTAGAAATGGTTACGAATACTTTCTTAAATTCAAAGAAGTGAAAAAATTCATAAATCAGATTTCAAATTCTTCTGATTCAAGTGATGTCGTTACATATGAAAATAAAATATACCAAAAGAAGATTACAAGTGCAGAAGCGCAAAATATGTTAACATCTCTATTTAATAATAGGTGTAATTTTACAAACTACAAGAAGGTAGCATTACAACTTGGAATCAGAGTTTAACGGAGAATTGTTATGGCAAAAAAACCAGCCTCATTTGAATATAATGGCACATTAGTAAAAGTTTTAGATGGAGATACAATCGATGCTTACATCGATTTAGGTTTCGATTTGAAAATAAAAAAACGAATCAGATATATGGGTATAGATACTTGGGAAAGTAGGACTCGTGATTTAGAGGAAAAGAAAAAAGGATTAGCTGCAAAAGCTCGTAATAAAGAGTTATTGGAGTCTGGTACTTTTAAGATTGTTTCACATGGAACAGGTAAGTTCGGTAGGGTGTTAGGTGAAGTTTTCGTAGAAACCGATAATGGACTACAGAGTGTAAACCAGATACTTATCGATGAAGGTCATGCGTATGAATACGATGGTGGTAAGAAGAAGAAGTTCATAGCAGAAATCAAAGAAGAGAAGGCGGCTAAGAAAAAAGACTTGGTTGATAAGCCAGCAGAAGAATAATAAAACTCAGGAGGTTATATGAGTAAAAAAACAAAAACATATTGGGAAGGGTATAAGATATATACTCTAAGTGATGGAACTAAATTCTACGCGCGTGATGATAGTGACGCTAAATTGTATCGTGAGAAGGTAGGTGACAAATCATGAAACCAATTATACCTAATCCAAAACCAGAACTGAAAAAGATTCGTGAGACTTTAGATGAACTCACTAAATCTGTTGACGAAATAAAAAAAATTCTCACTGGTGTTGATACACAGAAAATGGGAGATATGTATCCTTGGCATAGTACCAATACGAGTTTAGATGAAGAGATGTAGATGGTATGAAGACTAAGATGAAAGTTAAGAATACTATGACAACCGTTGACGGAACTCTATATGAGAATGATATTGTTTTTGTAGAAGGAACAGAAAAGAACGGAGACCTTAGAGTCAAAGATTCTATGGGCCGTATTTGGTTTTTAAATAAGGAGATGTTAAAATGAAAAACATGCTAAAAGTTATGAATGATGTAACGGACTTTATTCTTGGAAAAGAAGAAGAGTCTTTGCTTGAAAAGAAAAAGAAGACTATCGGTTTTGTAGCTGATGGAGTTAAACCCAAGCGTAAATACACAAGAAGGAAAAAGAAAAATGCCACAAAGAAATAAAAGTAAACGCACATATCGTAGAAAGAATATTGATGGAAACTTCAGAGGCGCTGAAGATATTTTTATGAAAAAAGTTAGAGATGGATTTATTAAATTCTTAGAATCCCCGTTTAAAAGATTTTTCTGATTCTAAATATTCTTTCTAATCCATTATATTTATTTATGAATAATGGAGAAAAAAATTGGGTAAAGCAGATTTAAATAAAGATTACCACAAATCAGACCAAAAACACTTTATTAACACCAAGTTAATAGAAATTATGGAGTATAGACAATCACGAAAGTGGTATGTTAGTATATCCGTAGTTGCAATATTTTCCTTTATACTGGCTATGATGATTTATTATATGAGCGAAGGTAAGGATGTAACAGATGGTTGGAAGGAAATACTTCTGCTAATGTTAGGTGGATTCGTAGGTTCTTTTGCAAAGGTTATTGATTTTTGGTTTAACAATCAAGAGAATGATAACAAGCTCTTAGAACACGCAGACGACTAATGAATATCGCAACAATAGCTGGACATCTCGCATTTGGACTAATAGCTTTTTCATTCTTAGTCAAAGATATATTTTGGTTAAGAATACTTTCCATAGCTGCTAGTTTATTTTCAGTATTCTATAATTATGTGATACCAGCGGAACCGATGTGGTTGGCTATCAATTGGAACTTTATATTTATCGCTGTCAATCTTTATCATATCGGAGTTATACTTTACGAAAAGCGTGAAGTAAAAATGGATGATAAGAATCAGGAGCTATACGATACATTATTTAAGGAGATGACTCCTGTGGAATATCTAAAGATTAGTAGAGCGGCTAAATGGGAGATGGTAAAAGCTGGACAGAGAATCATAACGCAAGGTATGCCGGTTCCTGATTTGTACCTTATATATAATGGTACAGTAGATGTCATAGTTGATGGTGAAGGAATAGCTCAGTTGAAAGATGGAGAGTTTGTCGGTGAGATGTCATTTCTTACAGAGAAAGTTGCTACAGCAACCTGTAAGGTAAAATACGATGCACAGTGTTTGGTGTGGAAACAAAAAGAATTTAAGGAATTATTGAAAAGAAATCCATCACTATACTTCACAATACAATCTGTACTATCAGCGCAAGTATCAGATAAGTTGGTAAGTAGTAGTAAGAAATAGGAGATAACAATGTTAACAAGTTTTGATGATATAATAGAAGTAGTATTACACCACGAAGGTGGATATGTAAACGACCCAAAAGATCCTGGCGGTGAGACTAATTTTGGTATAGCTAAGAGAAGTCATCCTGATGTGGACATAAAAAACCTAACCAAAGAAGGTGCTAAAGAAATCTACTATGAACATTATTGGTGTGACAATAAAGTTCCACATATGCCGGATGATTTAAAACACATATACTTCGATATGTGTGTAAACCAAGGTAGAGGTAGAGCAGTTAAGATATTACAGAGAGCTGCTAATGCTAAAGGAGCAGGACTTAAAGTGGATGGTGGTATGGGCCCTAAGACTCTAGCCGCTATGGAAGGTGTGGAGTTAGATAGGGTTAGAGCATACAGAGTTAAGTACTATGCTGACCTAGTTACCCGTAAACCTGACTTAGAGAAGTTCTACTATGGTTGGTTCCGTAGAGCTTTAGAGGTATAAAAAATTTTAAAAAAAATTACATTTTTATAGATTTACACGATATATATTATAGAAGTTATTGATATCGCTCAAATGAGGATGTCAATGTTTCAGTAAACAAAATAGGAGAATAATAATGAACAAAGTAGTTCTTAATCACGCGCTCCCTATGATAGATAGGGATTCTTTTTTAACCCCATTTGATAAAATGTTTGACCAAATTGTTGAGGCATCTTTTCCTGATGTAACTAAAACAGTTGGTGTTAAGCCATTTCAAGGTACAGCATACCCAAAGGTAAATGTGTATGAATACGATGACAAAATCGGTATCGTAGCTGAGATTCCAGGCTTAAAGAAAGACCAACTGAACATAGAAGTTGAGGATGGTGTACTGACTGTAAGTGGTGATAAGCATGGAATAACAGAAGATGATGGAGCTAAGATACTTCGTAGAGAGTTGAAGTCTTCGTCTTTCAGACGTTCCTTTCAGCTTGGTGAACTTTTAGATGGTGAGAGTGTTAAAGCAAATTTTAAAGATGGCATTCTCTCAATCAGTATTCCTAAAATGGAACCTGTAAAGCCGAAAAAGACATTCGTCAAAATTAAGTAATTGAAAAAACTCATCAAACTTAATGATGTAATGTACTTCGTTCGTGGAACGGTATCGGCTGAGGTTGCAGATGCTTCTGGTGGTACAGAAGAATTAAAAACAAGATACAGAGGTGTCGATACCGTTCTCAGGAACGGAGATGATTATTACTTCTGTGAGAAAGTCACAGAAGCAGAGTTTACAGACATAAAATAGGTTTTTAGATATTTATTACTAACAAATAGGAACATTTTATGTTTGAACAAAGTAAAAACTTTTCTAACTTAGTAGGTATTTCAGCCCTACTCATCGCATTTAGCGCAGCTTTCTTTTCCGTATTCGGATTATCAAAACTATTCGCAGGAGCAGAACTATCAGTAATTATAATGGCTAGCTCGTTGGAGTTCGGTAAGTTGGTAGCTGCTTCATTCCTATATCGATATTGGGATAAGATTAATCTACTACAAAAATTCTATATGACATTTGCTACAGTGGTTCTTGTGATTATAACATCCGCTGGTATATTTGGGTTCCTATCAAATGCTTACCAACGTGCTACAGTAGAGTTTGAGAAAGAATCCACCAATCTAATATTCAAAGAGGACAGACTAAAACAACTACAGGAAGATAAGGACTATCTCAAAGAGGAGTTAGACCAAGCTATAGCAGATTTACCAGACAACTACAGAACTGCTCGTAGAAAACTCAGAGAGGATTACCAACCACAGATATCAGAAATCAACAAACAGATGATTGATTTAAAAGGTGAGATTGGTGAACTCAAAACTGCGTTGGTAGAAACAGGTGTGGATGTGGGTCCTGTGATTTACCTAGCTAGAACATTTCAAACAGACATAGATACTGTAGTTAAGTTCTTTATCTTTATTCTTATCTTTGTGTTCGATCCTATGGCGGTTATGTTTGTGATAAGCTATAATGTAGCATTAGAAAACAGAGAAGATAAGAAATGGCCTGTGTATGGTGAGAAGAAAAAAGATGATGCACCTTTATATACCGAAGAGCACGAGCAACGAATGGATATCATAGGACAAAATGGAAATGATGGGTTCCACTATGAAGAGTTAGAAAATGATGATGAAGTATCTGTTGATAAGGGTTTACTTAGAAAAATTATAGGTCAAGCAAAAAGTAAACTTACGCTTGGTGGTAGAGAAGAATCCGAAATGGATAATTTAGAAAAAAAAATATAAAAAAGTCTTGACTTGTACTGGTTTTCTTTATTAGCTTTAGTGGTAAAATAAAGGAAATAAATAATGAATAAAGAAAATAAAATAAAATATGTAGAAGCCCTTGGTAATCTTATGAGTGGTATTAAAAAAGATTACGCTGGCTGGGGTAGTGATATCAACGATTTGGATGAACCACAGAAATCAATTAGGTTAGATATGATTGATAGGTTCAATAAAAATCTCGATATCAGAAGTGGTAGGAAGTTTGATAAGGTTGTGTCTAATGGTTCGGTTTGGGGTTTTGTTGCTAAGACAAATGGTGTCCTAAAAGGTATTCCTTACTTTGTTGGTGACGTATTCAAACCAGCTGGTTGGAGTGCTCCGGCAAAGCATGTCAGAGGTTCTATATTTTCTTCAAAATCAAATTGGTATAGTTGGACTGGTCCTAACTATCTTATATAATGAATAAGTGGATAGAACATAATAAAAAAGAATATGGCGTTCAGATAGTCGAACTCAAAAAGATTATTGAACGTCAAGTTATTGACTCAGGTAGTTCAGATGAGTTTACCTCTGATATGTATGTAGCTTTAATTAGTGGTAGAAAGATTACCGAAAAGATGTTAGCTGCTATCGATAGACTTATCAAAGCCAATAGTCCTGAAGAAATATTCAAAAGGGATGAATGGGTTGAAAAGGTAATCACCAAACTTAGTATGGTTTCCAATCTAATATCTGAAACAGATTGGTCAGATAAGTATAGAGCTGATACCGATAGATTCGTTAATAGTCTTATAAAGTACGCTAAGTCTAGAAAGACATTATCTAAAAAACAGATGTATGCAGCTAGTGATATCTACGCTAGAGTTAAAAAAAATATTCAAAAAAATGAAAAAAAAGCTTGACACATACTGGTTTTTATTCGTAGCTTTAGGTGTAAGATAAAGGAGATATATGAGTAATTTAAGTAAAGATTTGATTTTAGACGGTTATTGGGTTAACAAAAAGAGTGGTACTATCCATTGGGTTTCTGAATCTAAAGCCGTTGGTGGTGGTAAGAAGTTATGGACTCAAACTACTAACCTTAGTTATACTAGGGATTACTTCTTCTATGAAAAGAAGAGTATGGCTGACAATGGTTATGGTAGTATTGATAACTTCTTAAAGAACTATGAGTTCATTTGTGATTCAGCTGATGTACCACATGATTTTTATCATTATGTTTTACATAACAATATTTTGAAAGAAAATTTCAAGTATGGTAAGATTAGTAAAAAAGATTTCTTTGCTAGAATTTTTAATTAATAAAAGGAGTATAAATGACTTATATTTATGAAACAGTAATGGGTACTAAGAAGTTAGTCGTGGAGTATTGTTACTCATCATTACACAATAAAATTAAGGTTGTGGAGATGACGGCTGATGGTAAGTTCCATAGGACTAATTGGATGTCTGAGAACGGTAGAAATCATTTGATGTCACAATTGATGAAGCATTACGATGGTATTATGTTTGCTCAACAAGATGGAGTTGCTTATGGAAATTAAAGATATATTACTATCATTAAATATTATTGAGTCTGAACTAAATGATGCTGTTCTTCAGCTACCTGAAGGTGTTGCATCAGACTCACTAACATCTATAGATTTTGCTAGAGATGAGTTACAAAAAGTAATAAACGAAGTGGAGAATTTAAATGACTTCATTGGTTGATTTAGTTATAGAAAAATTTGATGGTGAAATAGTCGTACCTAACCAATGGAGAGTCGATGGTTCCAATGGTAAAAAGTATACTGTAAAGTGGGACAAATACCATAGAAGCTATAGTTGTACCTGTTTGGGTTATACTTATAGAAGAAGGTGTAGACATATCACACAAATTAGTGATTCTTTTAAACAACAATACGGAGTAAAATAATGATATCATTAGAAAAAGCAATAGCTGGTATAATAGCGGTAACATTAGCAAATGGTTTTTTCTCAACTACTATGTTTAACGGATACAAAGATATGTATTCGGATAAGATAGAGAGGTTGGAATCTGAGAACTCAGAACTAAGGGATGAGTTATCTCATTACAACAAATATGGTATAGAAGTGGATGTTACTATGTATCAACCTGTGTATCCTCAAACGGATGACACACCAAACATAACTGCTGATGGAACGAGGATTCGTATCAGTAAAGCATCACAATATAAGTTTGTGGCGCTGTCTCGTAACCTACTCAAGCGATGGGGTGGGCCTTTTGACTATGGGGATTTGATTCTAATCAAAGGCGCCGGACACAAAGATGGTGTGTACCACGTAAGGGATACTATGAATCCTAAGTGGGTTAATGTAGTAGACATTTTAGAATCAACGCATGTAGAACCATATAAGTTTACAGGCGTTCACATTTACAAATTAAATTGGTTAACAAAAGAAAAGGAAATAACAAATGGGTAAAAGTACATTTGAAAAAAATGGTGGTTACTTCATTGATGGAGTAGCATATATGGATTGTAAGATAACAGGTGAGCCTGTTGCTAACGTAAGTGAAGAATCAGTATCGGTAATAGGTAGTAGGGCTGTGATGGGTATGGTTGGTATGCCTAATGAAAAGCCGAAGAGGGTTTCGACAGGTAGGCCTGCTGGTTGGCACTTTATGAATGAGTTTGTCGATAAGGATGGTAACGTATTTCATAAGGGTGTAGAACAACCTAAGTTAAAAGGCACGCTACCACCTACGAAGGTAGAACCTAAGAAGAAGACTAAACGTAGGACTAAGGAACAGATTCTGTTGGATAGACAGGCGGAGAAGAAAGCGGCTCTTAAAAAAGCAGTACAGAAGCAGAAGGATTTTCTAAACCATAAGTTTGGAGATTAATGCTATCAAGAGATTTTTTAGTAAGCAGAGGGTATTGTTGTGGACACGGTTGTTTGATGTGTCCATACGAACCCAAACATATTAAGGATAATACATTGTTAAAAGTTATAGATTGCTTTAAAGAAGATAATCCATTAATACATAAAAAGTTAAGGAGGGTGTCCGTTGAAGAAGGAGAAACTATCGCAGGAAAACTATTTCAGGTACTTAACAAAAGAAGAGACGGAATTGGGTTGGCAGCTAATCAAGTGGGAATTGATGCGCAAGTGGCCGTGGTTAACGTCAAAGAGCCAATCGTTCTTATCAATCCTAAAATCGTTAGTAAGGAAGAGGAAGTAAAATATCACGAGGGTTGTTTAAGTTTCCCAAAGAAAGGTGTAAATACTGAAAGATATAAAATCGTAGAAATAGAAACCGATAACTATGAAAGTAACCTAACCTTTGGCGCTGGTGATACTGATTTAGATTTATTGGAATCTGTATGCGTTCAGCATGAGATTGACCACCTCAATGGTGTGGTTTGTATGGATAGAAAAATAGATACAACCTATAGAGCTGAAAAGAAGCCTGGTCGTAACGAACCATGCTATTGTGGTAGTGGTAGAAAATATAAAAAATGTTGTATTAACAAGTAGGAGTAATAATGAAATATAAAATAAATACAGAAGTCGAATTTAAAGCTGGCTCATTGAGCACAGGAAAAATAGTAGACTATGATGAAGACACTAATATGTATTCTGTAGAGATATTGTCGTCTGGTAGCACTATTAGGTGTACGGAACATTATATTAAAGATGTCTCATAGAAAAATAATAAGACCATTATTACAAGAGATATACCAAGACGACCCTTGGAAGATGTTGGTATGTTGCATATTATTAAACCTAACTAAACGACAGCAAGTAGATGGTATTAGACACGAACTATTCAGTAGGTATCCAACTGAGTATGAGATGATGGAAGCTGATGAGGATGAACTAGCGGAGATACTAAAACCATTGGGTTTATACAGAAGAAGAGCTAAGACTCTTATAAAGTTTAGTTGGATGTGGGTAAACGGATTTACAGATGTTATGGAGTTATACGGTGTAGGACAATATGCGAGAGATTCTTGGGAGATATTTCAGATGAACAATACGGATATAAATCCAACAGATAAAGTCTTATCAGCATACTTATATATGGAGAGAGAAAATGCTACATAAAAAAGTAAAAAATATAAAAGATTTTGTTGAACTAATAATTTTTATTTTAGTTTCACCTGTAATCGGTATAGTTATGTTTATGGGTATGTTTGCTACATCTGTAGCTATGGTTTGTATGTATATTAAAGATATTTTTATGAAGAGGTTTTATGAATAAGTTTAGATTGTATTGGGATATAGTATCTCCGACATTAGGGATATTCTTTATAGCCATCATTATGTTTTTCGTGGTGGGTATGATATTGAGTATTCCGTTATGTCTATTATGGAATTGGTTAATGCCATTTATATTTGGATTACCAAAGTTAAACTTACTACAAACATTTGGTTTATCAGTTTTAATAAGCTTACTATCACCGAGAAAAATTGGTTTTGGTAAAAAACAAGATGTAAACCAGAGTAGTAAAGAGTATGATGAACTAAATAAAAATTTAGAAGATTTGTTACAGGATTTATCGTCACAATTTAGAGCGTAGACTATTTATATCCGTAACTACAGGAGATACTAATGTTAGATTTTGAATGGATGATTGATACTTTAAAGGAAGCTATTGAAGAAGAAGAATGGGAATTGGTTAGGGAAGTAATAGCTTATCTAAAGGCGGATGATGTATTTGAGGATTACAGACAAGAAGAAGATTGGTTTAAGGGCGCAGAAGATAACTAAGATATGGGGCTGTATTGGAAATCGACAGGTGTTATTTGACAATTGAGTGCAGCTGAGTTTGAGTACGACTTGACATAAAAGACTCACAATTCTATTTGGCGAATTATCGCTTGAAGGGTTGGACATTGATTGGCATTTAGCTGAGTATGATTACTCAGTTGAGTTACCAATCGGTAATGACCAACCAGCTTACGCATACGCTGCATAAGCTACTGAGTTGTCTAACACTCGGTCATAAAATAAGTTAGACGAACTCTCTTTAGTTAGGATAGAAGTTAGAGATTAAAGAAACTACCAGTTGACAACTCTGAGCAAAGTTGTGAAGTAGTTTGTCAGTTACTTCTTATTGAAACTGAACTAAGCTGTAAATGACTCATTGAAGAATACAGACTGGACGTGGGTTCGACTCCCACCAGCTCCACAAAAAAATTATGGAAAAATCAGAAATACTAAAAAGAGAAACTGATAACTTACTGAATGGTGTAGATAATATTAGTGAACGCTTTAAAGAATTAGAGCAAAACCCATTAGATACTTTATCTGATGAACCACTTTTCTTTGATAACAGGTCACTTGATTGTGTACCGCTTATAGCTAATTGTATTTTATCGCTACAAATGTTACCAGCAGTAACACCACCACAGGCTAAGATTCAGAGAAGTCAATATGAAGATATACAAAGTAGGTTAGAGAATTTGAGAGTAGACTTTGCTAATCTACAAGACTCTGTTGGTGAGGCTATAGGCGGTAATTTAACTTCTCTAGCTACTATAGCTGATAGTATTTTTGGTATATTAGAGAACTTTACTTTTGTTAAAGTGGAGTGTGAGAAAATAAAAAAAGTTTTTATTTTTTAAAAAAAAGTCTTGACTCATACTGGTTTTTTTTCGTAGCTTTAGGCGTAAAGAAAAGAAAAAAAATGAATAATTCAATTCCAATAAAAATAGTAGAAAGAGCTAAAGTAGTAAATGACTTGCTCTGTATGCACCACACAAACCCTAAAATATATAGAAGGTTGATACAAGTAACTGCTTGGGATGGTGCAAATACAAAAAAATTCTGGACTGGACTAATAAGTGTAGATGCTCTAAATAGTGGAGAAAGAGTAAAAGAACATTGGTACTCTGGTTCAAAGTTGGCTGATGACCTAATAAAAGAATATTCAGGTTCTACAAAATGGAGTAATAGTATTGAAAGAATTGAAGAAATAGCTCTTCAAATAATGTCTAAGATGACTTGGAACTATACAACTAAAAAAGAGAACGAAATACTGAAACACAATAATCAAGACTACTCAATGATAAGTGATACAATGATTGAAAGTCAAAGTCACTTTGATAAAATTGTAGTAATCGATAGTAAAACTAAAAGAAAGTATAAAGAAATGATGGGCGTAGCTGGTATGGACAAAAAAAAGTATAAAAAAATGCTTGACTTTTAGCAAAATTATTCGTAGCTTTAGGTGTAAGATAAAGGAAATAAATAATGAATTTGAGTGAATATATAATAGAAGAAAATGAACTAAAAGAATTGGGTCTTGATAAAGAGATTAAGATTCCAAGTATCAAAGATGATGTCTTGGCTCTTGAGGGAGTTTCAGACTTTGAAGAGTATATATCTCTTGACTCAGAAGACAACAACTTTGTTCCTGGTTTTGAGGATAGTAGTTCTTTTGATGTCGAAGATTACGGCTTTGATATACTAAGTTAAAATAATTAAAAATATATTTGTATTTGAATATATACGAATATACTTATTATTGCGGAGGAAGTGTTATAGGAAACACACTTCTTTTCCAAAGAAGAGATGTAGGTTCGACTCCTACCCTCCGCTCAAAATTTTGGCCAGCTAGGCTATTTACTAATTGAAAATTAATAGGATACAATATGGGTTTTAATGATTTCTTCGATGAAGAAAAATTTGACTTCGAAGCTGAACGTAAGAAGTTTATCGATAACTTAGACTTTCTCAAGTCTATGTCTGTACAAGAACAAACATTATATAAGAAGTGGCAAGAGTTTAATGCTGATGTCTATTCTATGACACAGAAAGCTACACACTTCTCTAAAATAGAAAAGTCTATTTGGACACCTACAGATATTAATAATAAAGAACAAACTATCAAAGAGATAGAAGCTTTAGAACCTTATGTTGAAATGACAGAGCAAGGTAATGCTAAACAAAATGAAGAGTGGACATTGGTTCGTAGGTTGATTCACACTATGGAGTTTACAGCTAATCCTGGCAGAAATGTAAAGTTCTATGTAAAGGATAAAGTTAGTGGTAAGATATTAGGTATTATTTGTTTGGGTTCTGATGTAACATCATTAGGAGCTAGGGATACATTTATCGGCTGGACTAAAGATAATAAATTTAAAGATGGTAAACTTAAACACACATCTATCGGTACAACTATATGTTGTGCTCAACCATTAGGGTTTAACTTTTTGGGTGGTAAGTTAGTAGCCGCTATGGTTACATCATCAGTAGTTAGGGATGCTTGGAAGAAGTTGTATGGACAAACCTTAGTTGGTTTATCTACTACATCTCTGTATGGTATTCACTCTATGTATAACTCTATACCACTTTGGAAAACATTAGGTTCATCATCAGGTAAGATTGCTCTTAAACCAGATGACTCTACATATGATGTCTGGCATCAATGGTTAAAAGAAAACCAGTCAGAAGAGTATCTAAGACAAACTACACAAAAAGAAGGTGTAGCGGGTCCTCCAACAGGCGTAAAACAGAAAGTTATCAATATGATATTCAGAGCAGTTGGAGTCAAACCGTCAACATATATGCATGGGTTTAAGAGAGGAATCTTTTATGCTGATATGTATGAGAATGGTAAGGAGTTCCTAAGAGGTGAGATAGAAGAAAAAGATTTGAAGATGAAACAAAAGTATTCTGAAGATAGTGATTACATTATGAAGTGGTGGAAACCAAAAGCTATCAAAAGATATACTAAGTTATTTGATGAAGGTAAACTTAAACCAGAGAAGTTATTCTACGGCGATATTGTTGGGAAGACTTGGGAAGAAACAAAAGAAATGTACCTATCAGAAGTGGGTAGATAATTGATAAATAAACAATAAGGAATGAAATGAATAAATTACAAAACAATCTAAAAGCATTTGTTGAAAGTAGTAAAGTTACAGACATATTTTCTACCACAATCGCAGAAATTAGAGAAATTTACAAACCACAAGAAAAAGTAAAATCTAAAGTAAAAAACTTAAAATACTTTATACTAAACTCTATTTGGAACAGAGTACCTAATTTTCGTGTAAAATCTGTTTTGATATCTAAATTGGAATATATGTTTGATATTGGAACAGGAGTCAGTTCCTATAATCAATTACCTCTTAGTTGGATTGAAAGTCCTATTAAAAGAATTTTGAAAAACTTTCTAATGAAAGATAGAGGACATATTACTTCTTTAATTTGTTACCATTATACTACACCATATGGTATACATACTTTTTTAACAGTTGTTCAAAAACTAATTAAAGAGTACAAAAACATTTTCAATTGGAAAGAAGACTCTACTTTAAAAACCGCAGTTCCTATTTTATGTGATATTAGAGACTATATGAATGATGTTATAAAAGACTACAAAAGTAAAAAAGTAAAAAAAGAAGACATGTATATCACTATAGAAGATATAGCAAACAATGTAACTGAATTTTACAATTTCTTAAATAAGACTCCAATTGGAGTTGAAGTTAGAAAAGAGAGTGTATGGGTTCATTGTAAAGAAATTTTAGGTTTGAACAACTCAGAGAACAAATGGATTGTCTATCAGTTGTCTTTTTTAGATTGGATAAAACATCTTATGCAAAAAGATAGTGACGAAAACTATATCAGAAATATACTAAATTTTCCAGCTTTACAAACTGTTATTGATGGGTTAGAGGGATTTAATATTAATGATAAATGGACATTATTTTCAAAATCAATTGCAAGTTATTCAAAAAAGTTAACTGATTATAACGAAGTTATTCCTATTAGACTACTAGCTCTTAGAAATTTCAAAAGTGATTACAAAGACAGAGCTACACATTACTATGAAACTCATGAAGAAAAACTAACAAAACAAATAATGTCCATATCAAATAATAATTTCAAATTTGATTCAGCTGTACAAACTTTAGAGTTAGCTGACAAAATAATAAAGAATGAAAAGTGGAGTGAGTACGAAGAATTGAGGGATAAGTTAAAGAAGGATCCTACAATTCCCGATACTTACAACACTAAGTGTTTAGAATGGTCAATGAAATCAGAAGATTTTGGATTGGTATGTGTAGACTCTGTGATGGAGTTGTTACAACTTTATCCTGGAATGAAAAATAGAAGTACAAATGATTTGATTGGTTCAACCATTATTACTTTTGTAGATAAGCTAAAACTAAAATTACAAGAAATGTTTGATGATGAAACTATTTTTGAAATAGAAAAACATACTGGCGCAAGAGTTGATAAAATGATACATCCTGTGTTTGAAGAAGTTAAATCAATGATAGAATCAGATGAAGCTGTTTCGAAAGAAACTTTGTGGGAAAATCAACTAAGTAAAGTAAAAGAGTTTTTAAATGGAACTAGTAATTTTGATATATTAATCCCTTTAAGATACGATGAAAAATATAGAGAATTTCCATTTAAAGTGGTATCCATAGATTTTTCTAAAGACAGAGAAAAGGGAAATTTAGATTTAGGTCAAAAAGACAATAAAAAAGGTTATGTAGAAAGTAATGTGTTTGTGCAGATTATGAATCACAATAGACATCACGATGGAAACCATATCGTAGAAACGATACCTTACTTTAAATTCTTTTCAGATAGAAATAGACAATCTGTTGATAAATACGAAAAATACCTACAAGACAACAAAATGTTTAAAGTGCTTGCTGACGCTCAAACTTTTTATGAAACATTTAATTCTGAAGAAAAAGTTTAATGAACATCTTTGATTTCACTACAGATAAAGATTCCGATAAGGAATATCCATACAAAATACTTGTATACCCAAACATCACCTATATGCGTGATTTGGAAAAAGATTCCTATGTCGTAGTCTTGCGTAATGTAATCAAAGAACTTAACAAAGTTCGTGATGATATTCATTGGACTATAATGTCACCTGGTGATATTAAGAGTTTAACATTTGAGAATACAACACAGATACCAATCAATCTACCATCTTACCCAAATGCTATGAGATGTCATTTTAACTATAATGAAATCAAAGCAAATCTAAGATGGAAACATACTGATTATGATGTGGTGTATTCTCATTTACCTGAACATACACTACAACTTAAAAACTTATTAGTTAACGACACTAATATAGACCCAAAGATTGTAGGTTATTGTCATTGGTATGAAGTAGACGAAAACACTAACTATAGTGAAAGGATGCTTTTACACAATTTCAATGGTATGTTAAGAATGGAAGAGTGTGGTGTAAATAGTTTATGGTTGAAGGAATTGGTTTTGGAGAAGGCTAGAAATATTTTTCATAAAGAAATTGTTTCTAAGTTAGATAAAATCATTCAACCACATTATCTTGGTATAGATAAAATAAACAATACAGAAGTTCCAACAAAAAAGAAAACGATTATCTTTAATCATAGAGATAATTACTATACAGGTTGGAGTTGGTTTATAGATAGCATGGATGAATTATACAAACAACGCCAAGACTTTACAGTCTACACCACACTCGCAGATTTAGATAGGCCTTATGCTAAAAGAGTAAAGATAAGTGATAGGGATGAATACTTAGATTTTATTCGTTCAATGCATGTTGGTGTTGGAACATTTCAGAAGTATTCTGCTTGGTCAATATCAACAACTGATTCACTCAGTATGGGTGTTCCTTATATTCTACCAAATAAATTATGTTATCCAGAAATGGTTGGTAAAGATTATCCTTTACTATATGAGGGTAGAGATGGGTTCTTACACAAATTAAATGGTGCGCTTGATGATGATGGTAGTGTGGATAAAGCTAAGACTTATCTTAAAACAAAGATACAAGAGTTTCCTTGGGCTAGTAGAGTTCCTCAATGGTTTAATGGTTGGAACTTTTTACAACCTGATGCTTTTGATATGATTGGAGATAAAAGTGAATCATACACTAAAATAGTAGATTTTATTCACAAAAAGAAATCGGTAACTAAAAAAGAAATCTTAGATTTTCTTGGTTGGGGTGTGAGAATATCTTTCAGCTCTTATCGTAATAAATTACGAACAGAAGATACAATAAGATTTACAAAAAATAGATATGAGGTTATATAATGTTAATAGTAATAGTTTATAGTGAACAATTCACAGACAATGCAAAGTCACTTAGTAATGCTGTAAAGGAAAAGTATTCAGATGCTGAAGTAAACTTAATGGGAGTCTATGGTAAAACAGAGAGCTTTAGTAGATATCAGATACAGGTTGGTAGAGATATAATATATCATAGTAATTCTGTAACTGATAATAATTCAATAATAGATTTAATTGAAGAGAGGTTATAATGAAACAACTTACAGAACAACAAATAGTAGATAATTGGAATAAGTTAATACAACTTATTGAGAATACATTCGATGGAGAACGAAAAGAAAAGCTCTTAGAAATGTATAAGTATTTTGAGAACAGAATGTCAGTAGCACCTGCTAGTGGTAAAGCGGCTTATCATAATGCTATGGTAGGTGGTTATGTAGAGCATGTACTGCACGTTACAGACTGCGCCTTAAAGATAAAGAAGTTGTGGGAAGAGGATGGAGCGATGATAAACTTCACAGATGAAGAACTTATCTTTGCTGCTATGCACCACGACTTAGGTAAGGTTGGTGATTTGGATAATGACTACTACATACCACAAGATTCAGAATGGCATCGTAAGAACAGAGGTGAAATATTTAAGCACAATCCAACTCTTCAGTATATGACTGTTACGGATAGAGCTATCTTTATCCTTAACCACTTTGGTGTTAAGATGTCACAATGGGAATATATTGGTTTGAGACTTACAGATGGTATGTATGAAGAAGCAAATAAGTCTTACTATATGTCCTACAATCCTGATTGGGGTTTGAAGTCTAATATCGCATACATCCTACATCAGGCAGATATGATGGCTACTCACATTGAGTATGACCAATGGCAACGACAAGACGAAGAAGTCAGTAACAACTTTAAGAAGGCTGTTGTTACAGAAGAAAAACCACAACCATCTGTAAAGTTAAGTGAGAAATCACAAGACCTTTTCGATGAATTATTTGGAGAAAAGTAAATGTTTTTAGAAATAAGTCTTGTATTATTATCTATTTTATTCGTAGCTTCCTGTTATGTTATATGGAACGTAAACACAAAGTTAGAATTTCTTGAGGATTGGATTTCTGATTTTATAGTTACGATAGAGAAAGTACAAAAAGAATTAAAACAAATAGATTACAGAGGTTCATTTGAAGCTGATGATGAAACAGGTGTAATCTTTCAAGAAATAAAAGCAATAGTAAGTCAATTAAACAGATTCAAAGGAGAAGAACAATAATGGCAACAGCAGTTACATCAAGTATCGCAACCAAAAAACCAAAACCAGTAGTTAAAAGAAAACGTAAAAGAAAGAAGAAAGGTAAAAACTATTACTTCAATCAAGGAACTGAGAAAGCTATTATCCGTTACAACAAAACGGATGACGCTGGGTTAAAGAATATTATCTATAATGAACACATAGCCAAAGCCTTTGATAAGTTAGCTGAGAACATTATACATACATTTAAGTTCTACTACTTTGATGTTTCCTCTGAAGAGGTAAAGCATGAGGTGGTTTCTTTTATGGTTATGAATATGCATAAGTTTAAGGAAGGTAAAGGTAAAGCATTCTCCTACTTTAGTATCGTAGCTAAAAACTATCTTATACTACATAACAATAAGAACTATAAGATGGGTAAGATACACTCACAGATGGATGTGTTGGATTACAAAAGAAACATTATGGGTGAATCACAAGACTCCGAATCTGCTCAGAAAGCTACCTTATTTGTAGACGAGCTACAGAGATTTTGGGATGTTAACCTAACCAACATCTTTCGTAGGGACAAAGATATTAGGGTTGCTGATTCTGTACTACATATCTTTCGTATCAAAGAAAATATAGAGAACTTCAATAAGAAGGCTCTATATATACTTATTAGAGAAATGACTGGTTCAAATACTCAACATATAACTCGTATAATCAATGTTATGAAGAAATATAACAAAAGATTACAACATGAGTTTGATAGGTATGGTATGGTTGATGTGAGTCATACCGGCTCCATAGTCAACGACTAATAAGAAAGGGAGTTTTTACTCCCTTTTTTTGTGCCTCTTAATATTTATATATAACCACAAATCTATATAAATTAATCAAATGGAGTATATTATGGCTAGTGACTATGAGATATTTGAAGGTAAATCTTTATCTGGTTTATTTAAAGATATATATGAAAACACAAAGACTAATAAAACACAATTAGAGGTTCTTATGAAAGAGGTAGTGGGTTTCATTAAGGATGGTGATACAGCGGTTCAGATAATCCCTATGTTGAAGGAGTATTTAGAAATCAATGTAAAGAATGACGACCAATTAGTAAAGGTAGCTGCTATCGTACAGAGAATCATAGCTGCTGAAAACAAAGGTGGTTCAGAGGAAGAGTTCGGTTTATCAGAAGCTGAAAAAGAACAACTTATGGGTGCGATTGAAGATGCGGCTACTGATTTACAAACTCATTCAGACGAAATCACAGAAGATATGAAAAGGATAGAAAATTAATGCCATTTTTCAAAAGTAGAAAAAGTCCAAATCGTAGGACAGATGGCACAGGATTTTTGACTTACTCCGATGCTTATCAATTAATAAAAGAAAATATTGATGAAGCCATAGAGTTCTATGAGTTAGAACCTGCTATTGTTACTGAAGTTCTATTAGACCCAAATGACTTTCCAAAGAAAGACACACCTACAGGTAATGGTAAAATGCCAGACTATTCTTTCTTAGGAACTATAAGGGCTAGGTTTGTAGAAAGTCAAGATGTTGGCGATGTAATTGATGATTATATAAAACCTCTATCACCACATATGGTAGCCTATCCTTTAATCGGTGAGGTTGTAAATATAGCTAAGCATGGTAATCAGATGTATTACTACCAACCTCTGAATATGAGAAATCATGTTAATATGAATGTAGCTAATAATGTTTCTACAGACCCAAAAGTTACTGCACAAACGACAGAGTTCAATAGAAATTTATTAAGTGAATATGGTGATGTTGTTATAAATGGCAGATTTGGTAACGGTATAAAGTTTGGTAGTGATCCTTTCTATCAATATCCAGATATAAAAATTACGAATAGACAATCTGTTCCACCACAAAAAATACAAGATGAACATTATCCGCATTTACAAAACATAAACGCAGATGGTTCTTCTATTTTTATTACATCAGGACCTGCTAGGGAAACTGATGTATTAATACCAGCTGTTCAGACATTGACAACTCCTGATATATTAGATGGTGATATGATTACAATCAATTCAGATAGATTAGTTTTTAATACTAAAGAAACTGATATACATATGTTCTCTAGTAGAAACCTAAATCTAGCAGCTAAGGATGAGATAAATTTAGAACTAGGATTAGAATCAGTTGGTGGTAGAATAACTTTAGGTGATGCTGAATCTACTAATCCTATGGTATTAGGAAATCAGTTACAAGATTTATTTGAAAAATTATTCACTTCTTTACAGAGTTTTACCAACTCAGTTTCTAATGCTACCGGAGTAGCTGAAGTAGGTGATGCGGCTAAAGTGATGTTAGACGAAGTGCAGAATATGAAATCCAATATTTTACCAAACATATTAAGCGATACAGTTTACATAACTGAAAATCAGCTCGAAGAAATCAGTTCAATTAATGAAGTAGAAGGTGATGTAGAAACACCAGTTCAAGTTGCTGGAGTAAGAGGATAATCATGAGTGCTATATCAGATAAATTAAAAAGTACTATACAAAGCGTATTTGATTTACCAAAAGAAAATATTGAGAAAAAAATAGATATTATTGTTGCTAATACTAGACAAGGTGTTGAACAAGGAGAAGAAGCTAAAAAAGTACTAAACCAAATTGAAGTTGCGGAACAAAGGGTAAGTCAGATAAGAGATGTAGTAAAAACCGTGAACGCTGTTCTAAAAAGTTTGAAAGCAGCTAGACAAGCAGCTCAAGCTACGGAGAAAGCCAGTACGATATCAGCTTCCTTAAACCCAGCAGCTGCTAGTGTTGCCTTAGCTCAGAAGTTAATTATAGATAGAGTAAAGAAAGAAGAAGATGAGGCGTTGGACGCTATAAATGTTACACCAAGCTTAATTGAAAACTTTACTACTTTTATAGAAGAGTCAAAACAAAAGTTAGAAAAAGTAAAGCGAGAAAGAGAAAGAAAAAAGGCTTTACGTGAACAAAGAAACAGAAAATTAAATTCTTAATATTTATATATAAATAGGAGTTATCATGTCAAACACTAAAAAAATAGTAGGTTTAATTAGAGAAATAGTTAAACAAGAGGTACAAAAAGAGGTAAGAAAGATACTTATTAGTGAAGGAGCTAAGGCTATATCTAATAATGTAAATGATGTGCCTGAAGTAATACCTACACCTGTTCCTCAAAAAACTAAACCTAAAGAAGTAAGTTATACTAAAAACCCTACGTTAAATAAGATACTAAATGAAACCGCTCGTGGAGAAGAGTTTGAAGAGTATCCAACAATGGGTAATGGAACATTTGATAGTTCAAGAATGGCTGAGGCTATGGGTTATGGTGGAATGTTAGGTAGCGCTGAGGATAAGAGAAAGATGGGAGCTTTACAGACAGCTCAAGCTGCTGGTGTAGATACATCAAACGAAGCAGTACAGAATGTGATGCAAGACTTAACGAAAGATTACAGAGGTGTAATGAACGCATTAAAAAAGAAAGATGGTAAATTATAATGGCCGTAATTGAAAATGATTTAAATGAAGATACTTTTGTTGGTTTAGAGCTACCATTGACTCATACACAAAATGGGTTTTTCAATAGAACTAAGACTGCATTAGAACAAGCTAAATCCAACATCAGAAATCTTCTCCTTACCAATAAAGGTGAGAGGTTAGGTAATCCTACATTTGGAACAAACCTACTTTCTTTGGTATTCTCACAAGAGAACACAGATTTAGAAAGTAGAGTCGAAGAAGAGATTAGAGCTTCTATGGGAGAGTTTTTGCCATTCATAAATATTGTCAGTATCGAAACTAACTTTTCAGATACTAATAAAAATGTAGCTAATGTTAATTTGAGATTCACTCTAAATGTTGATGTAACTTCAGAGGAAGATTTAAGTTTAGATTTTTCAAATTACAATGTTGGTTAGTAGGAGAAAGTAAATGCCATATTCAGTAAATAAAAAATCAGTTAAAGAAGTTAGATATCTAAATAAAGATTTTACATCTTTTAAAGAAAATCTGATTGAGTTTACTAAGATATATTTTCCAAATCAGTATAATGATTTCAATGAGTCATCACCAGGTATGATGTTTATTGAAATGGCGTCTTATGTAGGAGATGTTCTTTCCTACTATGTTGATAATCAGTTCAAAGAAAGTTTACTATCATTTGCTGAAGAAAAGAGAACTGTTTACAATATGGCTCAGTCATTGGGTTACAAACCAAAACTATCCTCAGCTGCTTCAGTAGATTTAGATGTGTTTCAAACTGTTCCAGCTATCTCAAGTGGAACCGGTGATAGTTATACAACCAAACCTGATTTAAACTATGCTATGAATCTAAAAGCAGGAATGCAAGTTCAGTCAGATACAGGAATATCTTTTGTTACAACCGAAGATTGTAATTTTAAATTTTCAAGTTCTTACGACCCAATGACAATAACTGTTTACGAAAGTTCTGCTAATGTACCGGTTACTTACCTACTAAAAAAAGGTGTTAGGGCTTCGAGTGGAACAGTTGCTACAGAGTTTTTTACTTTTAATGCAGCTGAAAAATATAAAAGAATAGCATTAGCTAATCAAAATGTTTTAGAAGTAATTTCTTGTACGGATAGCGATGGTAATGATTGGTATGAAGTTCCTTTCTTAGCTCAAGATACAGTGTTCACAGATATGGAAAATAAAGTAGAGAATGACGACCAACTACATACATACTCAGACCAAGCTCCGTATCTGCTAAAACTTCTAAAGACATCAAGAAGATTCACAACATTTATCAGAGAAGATGGTAGGACAGAGTTGAGATTCGGTGCTGGTACATCCGATAGTCCTGATGAAGAGATAATTCCAAATCCAGATGAGGTTGGTTCTACTTTACCAGGCTCACCGACTTATCTGAATACGGCTTTCGATCCTTCTAACTTTTTAGCAACCAAAGCTTATGGTCAAGCTCCATCCAACACACAATTAACAATCACTTACAGATATGGTGGTGGTGTTGGTAATAATGTAAGAGCTAATAGTATTAGAAGTATACAATCAGCTAACATAGAATTAGATGATACAAGTCTAAACGTAGGACTATCTGCTACAACTAAAAACTCCATAGCTATAAACAATCCAACACCCGCGGCTGGTGGAAGAAGTGCTGAAAGTATTATAGAAGTAAAGAACAACGCTTTAGCTTACTTTCAAGCTCAACAAAGAGCGGTCACAAAAGAGGATTATATTACAAGAGTCTATGCACTACCACCTAAGTTTGGTAATGTAGCAAAAGCTCATATCGTACAAGATAGTCAGTTAGATAGTAAGTCTGGTGCTAACTCAGATGCACGAATATCAAATCCATTAGCTCTTAATATGTATCTATTAGGATTTGACGCAAATAAAAAATTAGTTACAGTAAATCAAGCTGTAAAAGAAAACATACAAACTTATTTAACTCAGTTCAGAATGGTAACAGATGCTGTAAATATAAAGAATGCTTTTGTTATCAACATTGGAGTTAAATTTAATTTACTAACAAAAGTTGGTTACAACAAAGAAGAAGTTGTATTAAGAGTAATACAGAAAATTAAAGATTTTTTCAATATAGACAAATGGCAGATAGGACAACCGATAGTGTTAGCAGATTTAGCTTATCAGATGTCATTGTGTGAAGGTGTTTCTTCAGTTGTACCACCTGAAGAAGATAATCCAAATGGTCATCCTGTACTGATTACTAACAAATTCAAAGTTAGTGGTGGATACTCAGGAAATGCTTATGATATGGTTGGTGCTACAAAAGACGGAGTTGTTTATCCGTCACTAGACCCGAGCTGCTTTGAACTTAAATATCCTAATGTGGATATTGAGGGTAGAGTAGTTGGTAATTCATCAGGAGGTAACTAATGCATTATTTTGTTTTTCCAGAAATAGATACAACTTTATACGAAGCTAGTGGTAGTGGTAACACAGGTAGGGATGAGATATTAGAAGTTCAAAAAAGGATGAGTAATTCAGGCGGTAATATCAAAGTATCTCGTATCTTAATAAAGTTTGATATTGGTGAAATATCATCTTCAATAGTAAACGGGACTATATCTACAGATGCTAAATACTATTTAAATCTGTATGATGCTGGTTCAGAAAATTTAGATGTCAGTCAATCATTATTCGCTTATCCAATAAGTCAAAGTTGGGTAGAGGGGCAAGGAACTTTTAATGACAACCCTAAAACAACTGAAGGTGCTAGTTGGCAGTATAGAGATGGTTTAACTCAAAAAACTTACTGGTTAGGTGCTGGTCAAAATAGTGTATCAGCTTCAGGTGGTGCATGGCATGATGATGTGTACGCTTCCCAATCTTTTAAATTCGAAGACGAAGATATGAGGATGGATGTTACACCTATTATGAGTAAATGGTTAGATGGAACATATCCTAACAATGGATTCATTATAAAGAGAAGTGGTAGCTTTGGTAATACTGATACCAATACTGATGAAGGGAGTCAAGATAGATTAGGTAACTTCAAATTCTTTTCAAGAAACACTAACACAATATATCCACCAAAACTAGAGGTTGAGTGGTATGATACAAAATGGAATACGGGAACTTTGAGTGCTTTATCTTCAACTGAATTAGAAGATATGTCTGTATACATGAAAAATTTAAGACCAGAATACAAAGAAAGTTCTAAAGTAAAATTTAGATTAGTAGGAAGACCTAAATATCCAACCAAGTCTTATTCCAACACAGCTTCGGAATATTTAACTGTTAAGTATCTACCAAGTGGTAGTGTAGAAAATATTGGTGGTGATGGTGCATACTACTCTGTATTAGATACACAGACAGAAGATGTCATTATACCATTCGGAACTGGCTCTTTGATAAGTTGTGATTCAACAGGAAACTATTTTAATCTATGGATGGATGGATTACAAGCAGAAAGATATTACAGATTTTGTTTTAGGGTTGTAAGTGGTAGTAACACCACAGAGGAAACCATACAACATTTTGACGATGATTTTACATTTAAAGTAGTGAGATAAAAAATGCCTTACACACAAGAGGAACTCAAAAAGTTAGATTTTTATAAAAGACTAACCGAAGAGGATGAACAACAATACTTACAAAATAAAGCTACTTTAGAGTTAAGAGCTGGATACTCAGGTTCAGCTAATCAAGGTGGTGTTATAAGAGATAGTACAAATACTATATTACTTTTTGAAGACCCGTACAAAAACGAACTATTGGAAGATGAGTCTTCTAAAATAGTGTATAACTTAAAAGTAAATACTTTAAAAACAAAAGAGAGTGATACAATCATAGATGAAGTTTTAGATAGAGGATTTAGGGAATTATAATGGCCAGTAGATTAACACAGAGAGATAAAAATTTACTTGATGCTAACAACTTTCAAGTTGTAGGTAATAAACCCTACGAAGATGGTAAATGGGGAACAAAGGGTGATAAAGACTTCGTTCACTTTCAAATATTTGATGCTAGTAATAATCTAATACAATATGATAATTTACCTTTATCTAATTTTATAATAAACTCATCAAATGATAATGTGGAATTTTATCCTGGTGCACATATTCGTAACTTAGGTTTTGAAAGTGGTACATTCACAATCAGATATAACTTTCTTAGAAAATTAGCTGGTGATGAATCAGCTGTTTTAGTTCATACATTAGATAAGAATGACACTAAGATTGGTGATGTATATACCAATACAGACAACATTTACATTACAGAAGATGGTGTAATATATGCTGCTAACGAAAGAGATTATAAAGATAACCAATCCACTACAGAACAATTAAAGATAGAAGATTTAAAATATCAAATACACGAAATATCACCAAGTAGAACTGAGGTTAGATTAAGAGCTAAACAAATAAATAGTTCTTACATTGATGATTTTGTAAATATACAAACACCCTACACTATAAAAGAAACAGATACTAAAATAGACTTTTTAGGAAACTCAAACGAATCTTTAATTCTTAATATAACACCTAATAATAATGGTTTCTTATTTTCAAATCAAATGGTTGGTGGAACTATAACTATACCAGATGTATACATAGTTGACCAAATTGATGTAGCTGTTCGCTCAGGCACAAACGTAATACTCAACCCATCAGGTGAAGAAATAGAAACAGATAACTTAGGAAATGTTTTAGAAATTAGTGGAGAGCATGAGTGGGATGCTACATTACATGATGATGCTATAAGAGTTAAGAATTGGAGTGATGGATTTTTACAATTTAGTAGTGGAGATTTTGTAGGAACATCAGCTATAGGTTATCACGCTAAGTGGGTACAAAGAGAAGGTATAGCTGGTGGTAATTGTATAAAGTTTTCAGATACCAATGAGATATTCAGAGATTTAGTAGAATGGCCAGATAGTGTTTATCGTAAACTATCTTTAAGACAAGAGATACCTAACTTACAAGGTCAAGGTGTAAAGGTAGGTGACTTTGTAAATGTAAGAATGGATGTAAAGAGTTCTGTTGCTAACAAAGGTGTTCAGATTGCTTTAAGTTATCCTAATGAATTAGTAGATGAAGATAAACCACAGAATCCACCTGATGGATATTTTGATGTAAATAATCCTGGTCCAACCGAACCACAACCAACAAGTCCACCTGCTGGTTATGTATCTAACACAGAAGGTAATGCTTCTACTATAGAACCTAAACCACCAACGACTGAAGCACAGATAAGAGCACAATACGGACTTAATGTTCCATCACCTTTTGATGCTGTAGTAGGAACATCTACAACTATATGGGGTGGTGAAGGTGCTTGGAGAGTTTCAGAAATTAGAAATGGGAATAGATATTTTTGGGAACCAAATTTAGCTAACCAATCTCAGAACGGAACTTTGAGTGAAGGTGGTGATTGGATATGGACAGCAGACCCTAACAATCCACCTTACTCTGCTGGTTCTTGGGTTGTTAATCCAACTATAGCAAATAGTCTAACTCCACCAAACGGAACATCAGGAAAGTTAGAAGCAATAAACTTTCATCCAGCAACTTTACCAAATGATGGAGATGCTTTCTATCCAAGAATTAGAAATCGTGGACAAAACAATGGATGGCAAACAGCTGTAAATGTTGGAACTGATGCGACTACATTACTATTTAAAGAAGATTTAATTTGGAAACAAAAACATGGTAGAGGTGATACTGAGAAGCTAGAGTTTTTTACATTTGACAGTTATTTTCCTGGCACAAGAAATGTTATTTTAGATGAGGGTACAGCTAATCAAAGAACGGTGTATGATGATATTTTTAGATTTGGATTTTTACAAAGTGTAGATAGAGTAAGTGAAGGTTCGGGTAACGGAATAAAGGGTGGTTGGTATGTAATATTTTATAATAATGGTGATAGAGATGGTAATGGTAACCTAACAGAAGAATCAAATAGATATTTCTTTTATCAAAAAAATGATAAAGAACAATTAGAAAGTGGTAAAAGGCAAGGTGACTTACTAAAATTTACTAAAAACATAAGTGGCCCAATGAACCAAGCTATTTTAGATAACGAAGGTGAATTAGAAACTCATTACAAAATAAATAGTAGCGATAAATTAAGATATCATTTTCATACAGGAGATGTTCAGTATGAATTAGTAGATAGTGACGATGGTGGTGATTTTGAATTTGAATTATTCTCAGATGCTGTAAGTGCACCAAAAGCTATTAGTGAAACTTTTCCTGGCTCAGAAGGAGCTAATGCTATAGTAGGTGACAACCAAGGTTATGGAAGAGTAAGATACATAATAGGTGATAGGGTTATTAGAGCCAAAGGTAACTCAAAAGACGGAACAGACCAAGACCAAGCTATAAACGATAACTTTTTTAGATGTGGTGAAATAGGTAGTACTGGAGATGAATTAACCATTGGTGTAAGAAACCCATCTGCAGCTAATTATGGTATCTTTGATGACGACGGTGAATTAGAAACACCAGGAGTCACACCGATATATGATAATGGATTAGCTGATTTACCATTTCCAGATAATCCAACTCAGATAGGCGCTTTAAGTCCACAACAAGCTTGGAAGTGGAATGGAAGTGAATGGCTAGACAATTCACTTACACCACCACGATATAGTTATGTTACACCAGAGTTTACTACAACTGTTGTATCACCAGCAAATAGTAATGTATGGGAAACTTTAGAAGCTAGTATAGAAATTCCTTTTGATTGGAAACTTGACCAAAAGTGGTTCTTATATTTAAATGGTGATGGACAATCAACTGGTAACTTAACTCAAGGTGTAGTTTGGGTAGATAATGTGTTTATGGATTTTACATTTACAGACCAATCAGAAACTTCAGAAGTTAAGAGACCATATGTAGCTCAAATTAATTCTGTTAGTTCAGATGGATTAACAATAGAAGTTAATAAATCTTTTAAACAAAAAGCATTAGAGATTGGTGTTGATGACCAAGACCCATCTACTGTTGATATCTATGATATAGATAATCCTGGTACTTTTGAAAACTTTTCTATATCCTATTTAAACTTTAACTCAAAAGATTTGAGAACTTACTTAAAGTTTGATAATGATTTATTTCTAACCACTAACTTTAAACAAGATTTAATAAATGTAGTGGAGTATCCAAATGCTGTAACATTTAAACTTTATGAACCACTACCAACACAATACCAAAACTTTGATGAATGTATTGTTGTAAAAGAGATGGCTGACCCGTTAGAAGAAACAATAAGTATAGTTGACTTTATACCTGAAGAAGAACCAAGATTAGTTCTGAAATCTCCTGATTTAAAAAATGTTGAAAGTCCTATACAAAAAAGAGATACAAGATATAAAACAGAATCTGAAATTTTAACATCTGATTCCTCAGTTTCAGCTGAATTAAGAAATGAATTTTTAAGTCAAAGTTTAGATAGTGTAGAGATAAATACAGATTATTCTCGTTATGAAAACTTTGTAAATTTTAGTTCTATAGAAAAAAGAATTAGAAACTTTAAACTAAAACTAGAAAACATTGAGAGTTACAAAATAAGTAGTGCTTCATATGTAGGAGTAAGTGGTTCTTCCGATGACTTAAATGTGTACCACCATCAGATACAAGATACGAAGAATAATTTGGATGACTTTGAAAGGTATATGTATTTCGAAAGTTCTTCTTATGTAAGTGGTTCATTGGGACAATTTTATGACAATGCGTGGCCAAAAGTAAGTGGTGATGGGACACCATTGAATCCATATGTATTAGCACACACAACATCTTCTGATGCTACTATTTGGTTTAGTAATGCTATAGCATCAGCTTCACTATATGATAACGAAAGCAATAACAAACTAAGTAACTTACTTCCTGAACATATAAAGTTTGATGATTCGAATCAAGAATATCTAAATTTTACAGATATGATTGGCCAACACTTTGACCATATTTGGGAATATGTAAATGCACTATCGGATACATACGATAGAAGAGATAAGTTAGATGAAGGTTTATCAAAAGATTTACTATATAGTGTAGGACAATCATTGGGCTGGACATTGAATGATGGTAAAGATTTATTAGAATTACCAAAGTTTGCTTTAGGTAAAGAAGTAACTGGTTCAGCTTTTTCAGATTACTCAAATACACCAGAAAGAGATATATCAAGAGAGATATGGGGTAGAATTATAAACAATATGCCTTTCTTCCTAAAGAATAAAGGAACTGTTAGAGCATTAAAAGGATTGATAAATGTATATGGTATTCCATCTACTATTCTAAGAGTAAAAGAATATGGTGGCCCAAATGTTCCCGATAATGAAACTCCACAATTTGAGATAAGAAGAAAATTTACAAAGGCTTTAGATTTTAGAGGTGGACAATCTGTAAAAACAACTTGGGCTAATGATAGTTCTACAGGTAGGAAGCCAGATACGATAGAGTTTAGATTTAGAGCTGCTACTGGCTCGAATCAGATACTGATAGAGAAACAAGACCCAAACAATCAAAACTTTTTTGTTAGGTTGAAGGACAATGGTTCTACAGATAACTATGGTTTTGTTTCCTTGATGATGTCTGGTTCGAAAGTAGGTATTGACGAAGGTGAATACAAAGAGATGACCTCATCTGCTTTACCTGTGTATGATGGGGACTTCTATTCTGTTATGGTTGCTAGAAATATAGGTAGCGATAACACTTCTGTATCTCAATCGTACCAATTGAATGTTGGTAAGTACGATAGCAGTAGGAGCAAAATACATCTATATAGTACATCTACCATGGATGTTACACAAGCTGCTTCGTCTTCGTTTAGTAATGCTTGGACAGGTAGTGGTGACATCTACATCGGTGGTAGTGGTAGTGTGGCTGATGTTGGTGTTCAACTTAGTGGTTCTATTATGGAATACAGACATTGGACAGAAACATTAAATACATCATCGTTTAAGAATCATATAGCTAATCCAAAAGCTTACGATGGTAATAGTGTTTCTTCCTCATATGAAAATTTAGTGTTAAGATATTCATTTGATGATAATAAAAATTTAGCTTCTGATTCAGAAGGTATTAGAGATGTAAGTTCTAATCAGACAACAACATACTCTGGCTCTCATGCTGGATTTACAGGAAATTTCTTTAGAAGTGTGGTTGATGAACAAAAAACTCACATACCAAGTATAGGTGGATTAAGAAGAAGTACTAATAAAGTTAGAATAGAAAACAATCCAATAAAAAGCGGTCAAACATTAAATCCAGACAGAAGAGTTACAAATAGTTCTTATGATTCTGCGCCGAACGACTCTAACAAAGTTGGTATATGGTTTGCTCCAACTGATGTTATCAATAATGATATAATAAATTCTGTTGGTAATCTGAACTTTGAAAACTTTTTAGGAGACCCGAGAGATAAAGACGAACTCTCCTACAGAGGATTGAATCATGTAGCTGATAATTATTGGAAAAAGTATACCGCACCTAATAATTTTTGGGATTATATTAGGTTGATTAAGTATTATGACCAATCATTATATCCACAATTAAGAAAGATGATACCCGCTAGAGCCAAACCAGATATTGGTTTGTTAATTGAACCAAACATATTTGAAAGACCAAAAGTGATAGCTGGAAAAGAACCAACTTTGGAAAATACATTCTATAGCTCTTCCATAGATGTTTCTAAGGAAGTATTAGTTATAACCGGTTCTTATAATCATGGCTCATCAGTAACAAACTACGAAGCGTACGATGGTGAAATAAGCATATATGGTTACGATACAGGTTCTCATGTGATATCATCAAGCGGTGTTAATCTGCTAAAAGAAGCTAGTGGTTCAGAGGTAAGAGATTCTTTTATGGATAGAAGTATTTGGCAGAGATTAGGTGAGGGTGATTACTCTAATGTAACGATGTCCTTTGGTGATACACTAAATGGTGTAAAAGGTGGACAACAAGATATTATCAGCGGTTCAAGAGTGTATGGTGTAAACAAAGAAACTTTAATGTTTTACACATCGTCAGCTGATTCTATTAACTTTAACGAAAATTCTTCTTCACTTAGAGATATAGATTTAGATAACTTTAGTGGATTAACTCAAGGATTGAGAAACTCTTTCTACTTAGGAGTAACTAACAGCATCAAAACAACTCCGGATGGTAAATCACCAATAGAAGTAATAATATCAGCACCAACTAAATTGGTTACAACAGAGGAAGGTGAATCTACTTTAAAAACTGGAGATGGAATAGTTCCTGATTTTAAAGAAGAGGGAAATCAAGAAGAAAAGGAATCTACGATAACTTTTGAAGAAAAAAGAATTAGAGATAAGAAAAAGAAAAAGAAAAAAGGTTTGAAAAAGATGAGAAAGAAAGTGGAAACAGACCAAGATAGAAAAAAATTCATAAAAAAGCAAAAGATTGAAAAAGAAATAAAGAGCGGAAAGCTAATAATGGAAAACGATTCGTTTGGAAAACCGATAGACAGCGTTGAATTTAAAGGTGAAGTCGAAATGGTTGAAGAATTGGAAAAATAATAACAAAAATTTGATATTGTGATATTTATATATGAATCACATTTATATCAAAGTACAAACATAATAGGAGTAAATTATGGGATTTCTTAATAATACTACCGTAACTGTAGACGCTATTTTAACGAAAAAAGGTCGTGAGTTATTAGCGCAGGGTACAGAAGCATTTAACATTACAAAATTTGCATTAGCAGATGACGAAGTAGATTACAATCTATTTGATGTCACGCATCCGAATGGGAGTGACTCGTATGGTAAGGTAATTGAGAATATGCCTCTTTTAGAAGCTATACCCGATGAAAATCATGTAATGAGATATAAACTTATAACTCTTCCAAAGAACACTATTAAGATGCCAATTATAACTGCATCAGTAGATTCTATCACATTTAATGCTAGTGCTGGATTACAACAACCAGCTCAGATAGTATCAGCTGTTACCGCTAATGTAGCTGATAGTTCATACACTTTTATATTACACGACCAATCAGTTTGTTCAATGGATGTAAATGAAGGAGCTGGTGGTGGTGTTGGTGCTACTACACCTTTCTTCTTAGGTGAAGATGATGCTCCAAATAGTAAGACTTTAGTTGCTAGTTCTGTAAACATCGGAGTTGGTGCTCCTGTAAATGTTCAAAAGGCTACACAATTAACTATAATTGGTAACGATACAGGTGCTACAACTTCCATAACAATTACAAACAAAGTAACAATAGCTTCCATCACAGGATAAGTAGGAGTAAACAATGGCAATTTATAAAGATTTTAATATACAACCTGAAAATAGTTTAGTTTCAAGTGATGTTGTAACAAATGTAAAAGATACTGTATCTTCAGGAATGTGGGCAGATGGTGCTAGTTCTATAACCACATTTTTTACATCATCTACACAATCTGGTTCATCAGCTGATTACTATTTAGATGTTTACTCAGCTAATCCACAATCAGACTCAACAGCTAAACCACAATTTTCTGTAGCTTACGGACACTTTAACGGAAGTGGTTCGTTGGGTGCTGTAGGTGTTGATGGTAATAGAGCATCAGCTGCTATATACAGACAATTAACAAATACACTATTAGGACCAAATGAAGAAAAATTTACTTTTGCTGGTAGTGGTGCTAACACAACTCCTGATTATGTTTACGCTATATCAATAGCTAGACAGCAGCTTCGTGAAAAGATGGATCCAGGCAATTGGGAAATACATATTAGTGGAAGTGGGGGCCCACAGAAAAAGTATAAGTTTATTGATGATAGTGGAGCCACAACTAATCCTACTGTGAACCAAGGTGGTAGGGTATTTAACATTGTTAGTGGTTCGATAACAAATGGTGTTGCTACAACTCATACATCAGCAGCTAATCAAGGTGGTGGTGCTTACGGATTATTTTATCCAGATTTAGGTATTTTAGTTTTTAACGGCCCAGCCTTAAACGCATCAGCATCTCTAAGTACTAATGTCAGTTCTAATACTGCCGGTGGTAATGTGGTTGAGTTTTATGAAGACATTAAAGTTGCTAGTTACTTTCAAGCTCGTAGAGAAGAAGTAATTACTTCACAACATTACTTCTGTAGAGTTCCAAATAAGGAGTTTAACTTTAGTTCTAATCCTACATTTACTTCTGGTTCAAACGGAGATTTTACGGTTTCTACTTTTTTTAAGAATCCAAAATCTTTTATAACTCAGGTAGGATTGTATAATGATAATAATGAACTACTGGCTGTAGCTAAGTTAAGTAAACCATTAGAGAAATCTTATTCAAAAGAGGCTATTATTAAAGTTAAACTAGACTTCTAAGCTTGGGAGATATAGGTCATGTTTAAGAGACTCGACCCAAGAGACATCAATATAACACCTTTTAAGGCTTATAAAGAGTTTACTGTAACCAATACGGATAGTGGTAGTGGAGTTTATGGTTTTAGAGCTATAAGCTCAAGTGCACACAATTTCAATCCTGATACAGCTCCTAAAACAACTTTTGATTCTGCTAGTTTTTATCAGATGCCAAGTTGGTTTATGATTAATCAAATGTATTACAGAGATACTCAGAACAACTTTAATAACTTTGGTCAAAACAATGGTAAACAATACAGATTATTACAACCATCAGCTTCTATAATTTCAGTATCTAAAGATTTGTATGGAGAAAGAATTAAACCAAAGTCTGTAACCTTAACAGATGATAGTGGTGCTTCTACATTAACAATTAAAGATGATGGAAACGGAAACTTATATGATAATTCTTTTTCATCAAGCTTTGCTCAATTTGCTTCAGGCGGATTCTCTGATTCTGATTTTGCTAAATCTACAGGAAGTTTTGTTGGTAATGTGTTTTATGAGCATGGTTTACTTGTGTTCACAAATACAGGCTCTAGATTTGTAGATATAGGAACTAAAACAGGTACTGATGGATATAGTCTAAAATATAAATCTCAAGTTACAATAAGAGAACATTCATATACTTGCGTAATTCGTGAAGGTGAATTAAATTCTACAAACAATATATCAGTAACAAAGGAAAGAAGCGGTAGCATTAGTGTTTCAGGTTCTCAGAGCTGGAGATTATTTCCACCAGGTCATGCTACTGCTAAATCAGGCTCTTATAAACATTACTATCAAGCAGGTAATGAGTATAATAACTTTGTAACACATTCTGCATTCCAACCTTACATTACTAAAGTTGGCTTGTATAACGATTTCAATGAACTAATTGCTATAGGTCAGTTATCACATCCTATAAAAAATGATGAAGAATTGGCTTTAGCTATAAACGTAAGGTTTGATGTATAATGGGTAAGTTTAAAAAACTAATGGAAGTTTCATCCAATATAGGTGGATATGGTGCTGATGAGGGTGAACCAGATACAGGTTTTATCAGAGGTGATAAGAAAAGAGTATTGGGTGGACTAGCTGGTAAACCCGAACCGTGGTTTGAAAGAGGTGGATACAAACAGGTTGATTTTCCTAAAGCTGATTACATCTATGGTAAAGGTGAGGATGAAGAATACGCTGTAATAAAAACGGCCTATATTAATCAGATAAATAAGGACTTCGAAGCACATTTCGATAGTTGGGAAAATTGGATAGCTGATGAAGACTTTGAACCACAAAACACACAGATAAACGATTCCAAATATAGAAAGGTTATGAACAATTTATTATTAGAAAGAATAGATTACTTGGATACAGCACAACAACTGGTAAAACAATACGGACTGAAATCAAAGATAAAGTTTACCAAAGGTAGTCAGATGGCAGAATATGTTCCTGAGACGGATACCATAACTCTTAGAAGGTCATACCCATCCATAAAAGAATTTCTAATGACTATACTGCACGAAATCAAACACGCATTGGATGCTAAAAGGTTAGGTGTAAGAAAGTATATAAAGAAGTATGTTCAGGCTGGCACGATGGCTACATACAAAGGATTAGACCCACATGACGATAATAAGTGGGAAGAGAAGGCAGAAAGGTTTGCTAAAAAAGAATTATATAAATGGTTGTAAAAAAAATCGTATAATACTTTTTTTCTGTATATATATTATTAATGTTGACATTTAATTCGGTTGTAAAAAAATCTAAGGTTTTTTTAATAAAATATCTTTGCCTTGACTTACAACTTCGTAATTAAGTATTAACAAGTAACAAGTTAACAAGTAACAAGTATTAAGTATGAAATCAAGAAGTGCCAAGAACAAAGGCAAAAGACTTCAGAATAAAGTCAGAGACCTTTTACTCGAAACATTCAATCAATTAGAACCAGACGATGTTCGTTCAGCTATTATGGGTGAACAAGGTGAGGATATTAAACTATCTCCAGCTGCTCGTAGACTTATTCCCTACTCATTCGAATGTAAAAATCAAGAATCACTAAACATATGGTCATCCCTACAACAAGCTGAAGAAAATAGTGGTGATTACGATCCTGTCTTGATATTTAAAAGAAACAGAAGTAAAACTTATGCTGTTATTAACATAGAAAAATTCATAGAACTAATAAATGAGAATAATAAATCTTCTAAGTAGAGTTATAGGAAATACAGGTAAACAACTCAAAAAATCAAATGAGTATATGTTTTGGTCACCATTCATATCACATCATAAACCTAAACTACAGATAAATGTACAAACACAGAAATGGCATTGTTGGGTATCCAATCAAGGTGGTCACAATCTATTTCAGTTATTTAAGAAACTAAAAGCCAGTAAAGAACACTTTGATGAGCTTGTAGAATTAGTTGGTGACAAAAAGTATGTAAAAAGAAATACAAATAAAGAAGACAAAAAGATTGTAAGGTTACCCAATGAGTTCAAACCACTTTGGTTAGATGGTAATAGTATTATAAGAAAACATGCGATAGTCTACCTTAAAAACAGAGGAATCACATTGGTTGATGTAATCAGATATGGTATGGGTTACTGTGAAGAGGGATTGTATGCTAATAGGATAATAGTTCCATCTTATAGTTCGGATGGTGAACTTAACTACTTTGTTGGTAGGGATATCTACGAGGGTGGTATGAAGTATAAAAATCCTCCTGTATCTAAGGATGTGATTGGATTAGATTTATTTATCAATTGGAATGAACCGATCATTTTGTGTGAGGGTGTGTTTGATGCTATAGCCATCAGAAGAAATGCTATACCTTTATTTGGTAAAACAATACCAAAGTCACTAATGAAGAAAATTTACGAAAAACAAGTTAAACAGATATATATATTATTAGACAGTGATGCTATTATGGACTCAATAAAGATGACGGATAGTTTGATGAAAAATGGTATCGATGTCTATTACGTTAATCTCTCAGAGGAAGACCCATCTGATATGGGATTTAGGAAAGTTATAAATCTCATAAAGGAAACAAAGCAAACCTCTTTCTCTGATTTGATGAGGATGAAACTAAATGGCAAAACAAAAAAATATATGGAAATTTAATGACGAAGAGTGGAAAGCTCATATAGATGACAAAGACCTATTTGAGAAAGTAAAGAAAAAATTTGATTTGGGAAAATCTATTACTATTTATTATGAGAGTGGCAGCTTATCCGAAGAAACTTCTTGGGATATAATAGTACCAAATAACAAAATCAATGAAGTAAAAAAATTCATAAAGGATAATACTTGATTAAAGAAAATGTTGTTAAAGTACCTTTTCGTAAACTAAAATACATACATCATATATCTGATATTCAAATCAGAAATCTAAAGCGACATAAAGAATATGAGGAAGTATTTGAGCGTACTTATGAAGAGGTAAGAAAACATAAAGATAATGCCGTAGTCTATATTGGTGGAGATATAGCTCATTCAAAAACCGAAATGTCGCCTGAATTAGTCGATCAGCTTTCTCGTCTATTTAAGAACCTATCTGATATATGTCCTACGATACTAATCGCAGGTAATCACGATTGTAACTTAAATAACATATCGAGAATGGATGTTCTTACGCCGATTGTGAACAACCTACAACATCCTAATTTACATTACCTCAAACGTAGCGGTGTCTACAAGTGTGCTGATGTGAAGTTTGTCGTATGGGATGTGTGGGAAAAAGAAGATGATTATATTGAAGCTAAAGACTTTAAGGGTGACACAAAGATAGTTCTCTTTCATGGAACAGTTGATAAATCAGAAACGGACTTAGGTTTCAAACTGCCATCTGATGTAAATATATCTAAGTTCAAAGGTTATGACTTGGGATTGCTAGGTGACATCCACAAACGTCAGCATCTCAATAAAAAGGAAACCATATCTTATTGTGGTTCTTTGGTTCAACAAAATCATGGAGAAGGGTTGAGCCACGGTTACTTATTGTGGGATGTTCCTAAGAGAAAGTCTGAGTATATTGAAATACCAAATGACTACGGCTATTATACTATTGATATCGACAATGGTAAAGTACCAGATTGTCCTGATATGCCGAAGAAAGCTCGTCTAAGGGTTAGGGTAGCCAACACCAAACCATCCGAACTAAAGAAGGCTATGAGTCTGATTCATAGTAAGTATGGAATAAAAGAGGTTACAGTAACAAAGACGGATTCTATATTCTCTAACGAAAAGGTAAGAGGACAAAGGATTACAGTAGGTAATATTAGGGAGTCTGATTATCAGTATGGGTTGATAGAAGAGTATTTAAAGCAAAACCATTTCGTAGATGATGAAACTCTAATAGAGATAAAAAAGATAAACGAAGAACTTAATGGTAGATTGCCTGAAGATAATGTAAACAGAGGAGTTGTTTGGAAACTAAAGAAGTTTGAGTTTGATAATATGTTCAGCTATGGAGAAAACAATGTAGTTGACTTTACCAAACTAAGTGGTATCATCGGAATGTTTGCGCCAAATGCTAGTGGTAAATCATCCCTATTGGATGCTGTATCATTCTGTCTATTCGATACATCCTCTCGTGCTTACAGAGCAGTAAATGTTCTAAATAATAAGAAGAATGATTTCTATTGTAAAGCTACATTAGAAGTTGAAGGTGTGGAATACTTCATAGAAAGATTTGGTAAGAGACATAAGAATGGTCATGTGAAGGTAAATGTTGATTTCTATAGTTACGATGATGCTGGTGAAAAGATATCTTTTAATGGTGACCAAAGAAGAACTACTCAGTTAAACATTCGTAAGTTAATTGGTACATACGAAGACTTTGTGATGACTGCTCTTTCACTACAAACAAACTCTACAGTATTCATAGATAAGACACAAAAAGAAAGAAAAGAGTTATTGGCTCAATTTATGGGTATCGGTGTTTTTGACCAACTATTTACTTTAGCTAGTGAGGAGATACACGATGTGCATGCTCTTCTAAAATCTTTCAGAGACAATAACTACGATACAGATTTAGCGAGTATAAAAGAAAGTCTAACTAAGTTTAGAAAAGAGTCAAGAGAGTTTACGACAAGTAAAAAAGATATGATTGAGAAAAAGAAAAAAACAGATAGAAAGATTATATCTCTTACAAAGAAGCTTAGAAAGGTCGATGAGAACTTAGAAAGTTTGGATGACTTGGAAGAAAGAAAGTCGTCTCTTAATAATAGTCTAGCTGCTACAGATGAAAAGTTTGGTAAGATGAAAACCCTTTCTGAACAATATAAGGTAGAGGAAACTGAACTAACCGAAAAGATAAATATATTCAAAGAGAATGAGGTGGATAAGAAGTTTGCACAATTTGAACAATACACACTAGAAAAAAGAAACAATCAGATTGAGATAGACAAACTAAAGATAGAGGTTCAGAATAAGTTAGATAAGATTGAGAAGCTCGGTAATTTAGAATATGATACCAATTGTTCTTTTTGTATGGATAATCCTTTTACATTGGATGCTATGCAGACAAAGAAGAAACTTAACGAAGATAAGAGTCTAGCTGATAAGTTTGTCAAGAAGTCTGATGAGTTGGAAAGCATCATAAGTGGCTTATCTCATATTACAGCTCATAAACAACAGATGGATGAATGTATAGAAAGTTTCAATCTCTTAACATCTAATATCAGTAAAGTAGATAGTGAACAAAAACTTACTAAAGAAAGAAAAAAGAATCTTATCAATCAGTTAGCAATAGTAGAGGATAAGATTAATCTCTATCACGAGCAAGAAAAAGATATTATGTATAATAAAGACTTGCATAATTCTATTGATTCTAACCAAAACGATTCCGACAGATTAGAGATTGAGATAGAGGATGTGGATAAGAAACTACAAGCGGTTAATGGCGAGATAAAGGTATTAGAAACCAATCGTAGAAATATAATGACTAACATCAAAAAGGTAGAAGAGTTAGAAGGTAAGTATGCTGCTTATCAATACTATATGGATGCTATCAAAAGAGATGGTATACCTTACGAACTAATATCAAAAGCTCTACCAACTATCGAAGGCGCTGTAAATGATATACTAGCACAGATTGTAGACTTCTCTATGATATTAGAAATGGATGGTAAGAATGTGAATTGTTATATCGTATATGATGATGATAATGTCTGGCCTCTTGAATTAAGTAGTGGTATGGAAAGATTCATATCTTCACTTGCTATGCGTGTAGGATTGATAAATGTATCTAATTTACCAGCTGCTAACTTCTTAGCTATCGATGAGGGTTGGGGAACGATGGATTCAGATAACCTAAACTCAGTATATAATCTGTTTCAGTTCCTAAAATCACAATTTCAGTTTACGATGATTGTGTCTCATATAGATTCTATGAGAGATGCTGTTGATACCTTATTAGAAATCAAAAAAGAAGATAAGTTCTCTAACGTATCGTTTGGCTAGATAGTAAGTTTTTAGGTTTACTACCACCTCTTTTTAAACTCAATATATGTTGGTTAAGTACAGCGCTCATAGTGGTGCTTTCTTCTTTAACATATACCCTAAACCAATCTATAAGGCTTTCTTCTATTGTAAAAGAATATTTCTTTTTCATACCGATAATCTCCATACTTTGTATATATAATAAATATTAAAATATTTAACTTATGATATTTATTATCGATATCAAATTATAGGAAAATCATTAATGAGCATCGTAAAAAGATTCAATAGATTACTTGGACTTGAAAAAATAGATGTATTGGTAGATGAGAAGGATACTTCTAGACACATCATAATATCCGATATGCCAGAGAGTCTACCTCAAGGTAAGAGTTCTTTTCTTATCGAAGTATCTCCTTACATGCGAAAGGGTATAGAACTTCAGATAGACTTTATCGATTCAAAGGGTAATAGTATCTATGTAGAACCTGTATCCAACTACTTAGAAGGAACATCAAGAACCGTATCGGTTGAGGTTTACAATACAGTAGCGCCTGGTGTTGCTACAATGATAATAGTAGGTGAGTTAGAGGGATTACCTGTAACTGCTGGTAACTTTAGTGAGACAGAAGAAATACCCGATGAGTTCAAAGGTGTTTACAATGTAAGGCTTACTAAAGAAGTAATCATAAATACAGCAGAAATAAATACTCAACCTATAAAGTTCTACTCATCCCCAAGACTAACAGCTGTAGAGAAAAGATTTGGTTCTATGGAAAGAGAGGTTGTTACTGGAGAAACCACTTCGTCAGTTTTTTCTATTACCGGTAAACCAATTCAACAAGAACCATTTTCTATATACACACCAAACGAATCTGAAGTTGATGCTCTTGGCGCAGGTGTTACGGAAATAGATGAAGTGCCTAAACCACCTGATGGTAACATAAAAGGTGATAAAGCTGATATAGAAAGATTAAAAAGGTCTTCTAAGAAAAGAAGTGTTCGTGGTGATACTAGATTTAAAAGGTCAAAAAGAATTAGAAGAAGAAGGTCACCTGAAGAATACCCATATGTATTTACTATAAACGACAGTAATCACGAATTTACTACAGAAGAAATCGGCGGTGAAATAAAGTTTTCTAATATTAAAAATATTTACGACTCACAACAACTTGAAGAAGCTGGATTAGATGGTTCAGTTTCTTTTAATGTGGTTTCAAATACAAAAGATGAAAACTTTCCAACACATTATACAGCCTCTATAGCTAAATTAGAAAACAACAAAACTGCTTTTGTAAACACACCATTTACAAAACAAGATAAAAATGGTGACTACAGATTACTACCAATGGAAGCTACTGCTAAAGTTCATTACACCAAAGAACCATCAGCTTCGTATAGTATCACAAATATAGTTTCATATGCAGATATCACTCTAAGTCACCTAAGAACTTTTTCAGGTGAGGTTTTTAAAGCTAAGGTTTATGTAAAAGCGGAAGGTTCTTTTGATGAATATAAACTATTGGCCGAAGTTCCAGTAGAATCACCTGAACTGATGGTAGACAACAGTTCAGTCGGTGTTGGTCAGAGAACAGCTTACTTTGAAGATGATTTAGATTTAAACAAATATTGGGAAAAGTTTGGTGGTACAAATGGATTAAGTCCTGCTACTTCTACTACAACTGCCTCTTTTGACAATGATGGTTCGTTAGACTCTGTTATGATTTCAGGTAGTATATCGTCTTTTACAGACCAAATAAGATTTCAACAAAAGGATGCTTATAAATTTAATTTAACGAAAGGTATTGACTACGACTTATCATTTAATGCTGTAGGTGAAAAGGGAACTGATGGTAGAGCTTTACTTATGATATATGTTTCAGGCTCTGCTCTAAAACAAAAAGATAATTTACACTTCGATGAAAAAGAAGGTTTAGAAATAATTGAACCATCTCAGTATGGTAGAAGAATGGGAGTATTAGAAGTTGAAGCTGGTGACGATGTAAAGAAAGAATTTGGTTTAATACGACATAACTTTAATTCTAATTTGACAGGTGATGCAAAAGTCCAATTTAGAATCATATCCGGTAAGTGGAATCTTTCTGATATATCCGTAGTACCATCAACGGATACTGGTTTCTCCCCATCTTTTGTAAACTTCAAACAAGAGTTACCACCTGAACTAACTCACAAAAGGCCAGAAAAATTAGAGTTTCTGACAGAGTTCTACGATATAAACAATAATTTAGCAGATGAGATAGCTGTAACTACAGGTTCGGTATTTACTGGTGGTAATATGGTTATCACAGGTGATGACAATGTGCTATCACATAATATGTTTATCGGCGGTGATACCACAGGTAGTGGTATTCATATGGGTGGTACGAGTTCTACATTACCTGATGACAACTATTCAGAAGGTGCTACGGGTTCAGGTTTTATTCGTTCAATAGGTTATTTAGGATTTGAAAGTGCTTCTAACTCAGCGTTGGGTGGTAAAAAAGGATTTATGATTTACAGTGGTTCTGTTCTACCTAATAGCGGAGAGGACTACAAAGGTGTCGGTTTAGAGTTAGTAGGTGCTAGTGGTTCTCTAAAGTTTAGAACAAGTCCATCGGTATTCGATGTACAAGCTGATTCATTCTTTGTTGGAAAAACCAACACTCAGTTTATTAGCGGTTCAGGTGAAAAGATAGAAATAAGTTCTTCTAACTTTCATGTAACGCCGGAAGGTAACGTTACAATGAGCGGTACGATTACCGCCGAAGCTGGTAACATAGGTGGTTTCAACATAGAGGATAATAGACTAACTGCTGGAGCTGGTAATAGTTCTGTTACTATGAGTGGTCAAGACCAACTATTTAGATTTGGAAGCGGTTCTGTTTTTAACATCGGTGATATTGATGGAGTCTTATTTGGTAAAGATACGGATGGAAAATACAAGTTTGGTGTCGGTAAAGGCGATTCTTACATACTTTTTGATGGTACTAGCGTCAATATCAGGTCAGAGGACATAAACGTTACCGCTTCTGTATTTTCAATTGATGTCGATGTATTTAAGTTAAGTTCCAACAACCTATTTATAAGTTCGAGTCAAGGTGGATTTATATCAGCTGGTAATCCAAGACCTACGGGTATAACAGGAACGAATAAGGGTGTTTTCATAGTTGGTAGAAATCCATCGGATGCAAAACCAAAATTTTTAGCTGGCGCTGCAAATGGGCCTCGATTATCATTTGATGGTGACAATATATTTATGTCATCATCTGCTTTTTTCTTAGGAAGTCCATCTCAATTTGTAAGTGGTAGTGAGGGTAACATAGAGATAAGTTCTTCGAACTTTCATTTGACAAATGCAGGAAATGTAATAGTAAGTGGTAAGGTTACTGCTAATGAAGGTTCTATTGGTGGTTTTAATATTACGAATGATGCTCTTTCTTCTAATAACTTTTTAATTAGTGGTTCCTCTACAGGAAATAATTTCTTTATATCATCGTCTAACTTCAATGTAAAAGCTAGTGGTGATGTAACAGCTTCAGCTTTAGATTTGACCGGTGGTGCTGTTGGTGGTATAGCTGTTAGTGAAGGTGAGGTATCCGTAGGTTCAATTCTTAAACTAAAGGATAGCGGACAGAT